GCTTCCTCGGAGAAGACAACAGGCTCCGGTAACTAACCGAAGCTGGCTTGGATTCTCCCTGGGGCGTAAGCCCTAGCTCCCCAGTTAAACTGAGGAACTCCACCTCAATTTGATGTCGACGCAAGAGGGGCGTCCTGCACGCTCTAAATGCGCATCATCAGTTGAAGAGTTTCCTCCCAACTGAGGACCCTTGCTCGGAGCACGTTGCTCCAAAGAAAGGAGGCATTTAAGCAAGGCACCGTATCCATCTAACTTGTCGTTAGGTGGCCTAGATGACACTACATAACCCCTAACCTGGGGGTCATGTAAGCGCTCGCCAATTCTCTGGGTTTCGAAGCCCAGAGCGGATTGGCGACCTAACACGGGAGAGGATGAGAGAACTACCGGAAAATGACGAATCAAATTCCGGATCCTCTCATCTAACCATTGGCATGTCTTCCAGTAACCAGCCCAATAAAGCTGATTACGAAGGGAGACAATGCTAATGATTTCCCTTGCGTGCTCACGTTTGGCAGGAAACATCTGACGGACTCGACATATAGATACGTCGTGCCCGGCAAAATATTCCTTGCCGCAAGACTCTCTGAACCTACCGGTCCAGAAAGACTTGTTAGAGTTCACAACAAGCCCAAAAGCTTGAAGTGCTCTAATAACGTGATCCACACTGTCGACGGGGACAATAATGTCGTCCCCGAAGACACGCACCTTCCCTATGAGATTATAAACATCTCTTAGGGAGAGTGATGTGTTAAGCGACTCTTCAATTCCAATGAAGATGATAGTCAAAAAGACCATCGCTTCCACTGGAAAACAGAGCGCTGAACCCATAGACGCGAACTTGGATATGCGATGTATGCCATATCCAGGCACATCAGCCTTCCGGCTGCGACTCGCATCGACGGCGGCAAATAAATGCCGATGGCGTGAGAATAGCAGACGTACATGCTGATTGGAGACCCTATCGGACGCTTCGCTCAAATCGAGCGTAGCGAGATCGCCAGTTAGCGATCCCTGGAAGGCCATTTCCCTATTCGGGTCCTGGTCATCTAGACCGATCATGGAGCGAAGATGGTTTTTCTTCGCTAGTCCATCTCGGACAATGGATAGAACCGTCTGCTGTGCATACTGCATAGCAGTTGGCTCCATACCAATAATCCGAGGGGTCTTCTGCGTCTTAGGAACAGATATTACCCTTACGGGTATCTCTGAACCGGGTTCGAGGAGGTCGACGTCTTCTAAATGCTCAAAATAACGAGCATTTGGGAGGAGATAATCCACAATTGGAAAATACTCCTCAAGACGTCTGGGCCAGGTTCTCTGTCGATACTTAGCATTACTGCTAAGCCTGTCGGCAGTAGAACCAGGTCCATGTTTGGGAACGCCTAGTCCGAGATAGATATTTAAATCCATCTCCGAAAAAGCGCTAGCAAACAAGAGGGAAGAAACGCGAAGGAACTGTTCACGTAGTGAATCAGATAACTTCGCATCATTCTCTCTGACCTCCTTCTCACATTGGATGTAACCATCAAACGCAGCTTGCTCCCTTGCAGGAGTACACTGCAACTTCATCTTACCAAACATCAGCGTAAGCTGACGAATGGCTCGGATGGAGTCAATTGATGGCGACTCCAATAACACACCACTAGTTCGGTCAAACACATGATCGAGGAAACCCCAAAGAAATTTGGGGAGACCACCCTTCCAGCCAAAGGGCTGGAAGAGGTTGCGATCTACCTTCCCAAGGTCAAGACTTTTTTCGAAGTCTTTTCCAAAGGATGGCAAGGTTATCGTCAAAAACGATAAACCCTCGTGTTTGCACCGGCCTTGGACTGTTTTCCAGTCCATGGTGGCGCTAGTGCGACATCCGGTAGCGCATTCGAACGCTACCATTTTCCAGAGCAACATTAGGCTTTTCAAAGCCCCTCCTAACTAATCGTTGGGGGTTGGCTTTCCTTAGCCTATGTTCCTCCGATCTTACCCCTATGTTAACAGGGGTGGGACCTAGTTTGAGGCGAGTAATACAAACCATTGAGACCTATTTGGCCTCGATGGAATGAATGAATATTGCAGTGCACACTATGTGCACCACGCATATTCATCGTAGGCATCATAGCGACCATTGTCACTAGGATGACTACGCTCGCACTCGTACTAGCTTTCACCACCAAGAAGCTTGGTGATGAGGGCATCCGAAGACGCTGTGAATAGGGCCTTAAAACCCGCATACACAGCAGTAACGTCTGCATTCGAATATCCGACGACCGGAATATCGAAGACCATGTAATTACTCATGGATACCTTCGTATTCTGGGCGGGGATAAACGGATCAGACGTGATCTTCGAATGGTCCACTCGGAGAACCCGTCGGGTCCTACGCCCGTAGGCGTGGGAGGCCGAAAGGTCCACCAAGCCATCAGCACTCGTGTACTGAGATCCATCCTTACCCGTACTTGTACGGGGAAGGGAGATCGGAGTACCCGAAATGGTGATGGACTGGGGATCGGTGAATGCCATAGGCATTGCTCCTTCTGCTCATTCGAGATGAGCGATTGTGGTGTATGGACAGTGCAAACTGTCCTGCTACAATCGGGATATTCCGAGTGCAGCGGCTATGGAGAGCTGGAACGGCGACAAACTGTCCCAGCTTACTCCAAAACCAAAGGGGTTTGCATGCATCCGCTTCTTGGTCTCAACGGCCAAGGTAACGGGTGCCAACTGGATGGATTTCCCTTCATGGGTACATCCATCTAGCGTATAGGTATATGAGTGAAGCGTGTGCTCCATCATATATCCATAATGCATCACCAGGCCTAGGCTTACCGCGTCGGAGAGGTTCGATAGAACATCTCCGGTGTTGGTAAACCAATCGACGGCCCAGGACCAGGGCGTTAGTTCCCAGAGCACATCTGGCGTAAGAGAAATGCCAAAGAGTTTCTTGGCCTTCTCTGCCAGAGACGTCATACCACCTCGACTAGTCGAGTTGAGGGGCATGCCGTAACTAAATGCTCCTGAGAACCATTGCTGTTTGGAGCTATGCTCCATAACAGTCCACGTCCCTGGTAGAACCGGATTAGGAGTCGATCCTGAACTATAAAACAGCCCCAAAGGGAGCTGTGATGTAGACAGGACCGTCTCTTGATACGATTCTTCCTTTGGGAGATATCGTCGACGTCGGACAAGATTACCCATGTCACGTTCATACTGACTGAGAATTTTCTCAGCGTTCTGAACGGTGTAACCGAAATCGGTTACATCTTTGACAAGGGGATCCCATCCGAACTCCTTGTTCAGATACTCGTCGCCCGCATTGCGGGCTCGGAGTGTCCGAGATTGCCATGTTTGAGAGCCTATAAGAGACGGTAAACCGTCCTTAAAGACTTCTCCCACGGCAACAAGGAGGTTCGACGATGCGTTGGTTGGCTTGCATTGGGCCACCGCTGTAGCACCCTTAACTCCAAGATCCACATCAGTGGAATGGAGAGAAGTAGGCCATAGCGGTTTTCCATTTGCTTGCGTACGTATAGGAACTGCAAGACCACCGGATTCTTTTTCCGTGTAGTCAAACAATCCTTGCGTACCGAACTTCTTATACACGACTTTACGACCCGGTGCAAACCGAGCGTATTGTCGTGAAGTAAAGAAGTCGCCCCCAACGTCACCATGGAAGCCACCCGAAGGTGGCGGCCATTGGTGATTCTCGGATACAGTTGATTGTACCCCATCTAGAGAGTAGTACGTGACCTCTCCGTCCTTTTGCCAAGGACTGAAAGTACCGTTACTACTAAACCGACCTCTTGATCGGCCGACAGCATGCGCCTTACCATAATGTAAGGTTCGGCGCTTGGTGACGCTAGATGCCATTGGACCTCCTTTGGAAATTCCTGATGCTTAAGGTACATCAGGCATGCCCCTTCGGGCATGGGTGTCTGCACTGCGTGGCTAGCCCATCTCGGGC